CGATTCCTCCCTGCACATGCCAATGCTGAATTGCCATGGACTCAAGTATGGAGTCATGCATTTCAAGGGCCAGGTGGATGGTACATTGAAAACAGTTTAACTACTGTTGGCAAAAACGATCCTGTAGGAGAACTTAACAGAACTCTATGGAACAGTGGTCGTGAGTCAGATAAAGATATTGCTCGTAAACAGAAGCGTAAGTTATCTTACTATGCAAACGTTTACATTGTAAAAGATTCTGCAAACCCTGAGAACGAAGGACAAGTCAAACTATACAAGTTTGGTAAAAAGATCTTTGATAAGATCACTGCTGCAATGCAACCTGAGTTTGAAGATGAAGAACCAATCAATCCATTTGATTTCTGGAAAGGTGCTAACTTCAAGTTGAAGATTAAACAGGTCGCTGGATTCTGGAACTACGACAGTTCAGAGTTTGGAAAGACAGAAGCACTTTTAGATGATGATGCTGAACTAGAAAAGATCTATGACAAAATCTATGATCTAAGTGAGTTTACCGCTCCTGATCAGTTCAAGAGTTATGAAGAACTCAAAGGACGTTTAGATGCAGTTCTTGCTAGAAAGGCAGTTGTTACACCTAAGATAGATACTGAAGATCTTGAGGATTTAAGTGAGGGTCTTACCCCTACACCAGAACCAGTTGCTGCTGTGGAGGAGACTACGGAAGAGGAAGATGACGCACTGAGTTATTTTCAAAAACTCGCTGAAGAGTAAACAATAAGAAAGGGGTCTTACGACCCCTTTTTTTATGACCCACTTAATCTAGGATTGTAAGCTTGTTTTAGACCCCTATCAATATATTGACTCGATGGTTTATATTTCATTATTGTTCTCATATCATTTATAACTACGTTTAAGTAATCTTCTTTCAATATTTTAATTCTTCTTTTACCATCATTTAAGTTTTCTTCATATTCATAGTTGGTTACTGGAAGAATATTATCATGAGTTACTATATTACCATTAGAATCTCTAACAGTTCCTACATTATCAACTGTAGCTATATCATTTAATGTGCCACCGTAATCAATTTCTACTCTTGTAGATTGATCTAGATATTGAGAATTAAAATTAGAATCTACCCTTAGACCTTCGGGCACAACAATTCTTTTTCTACTATCAATACTAATTTCAGTTATGTAATGATGGATCTCTTCCAATGCACTTTCAGTTTTATATTTCTCTAAAATATAATTTTGGAAATCTTGAGCATTGAGAGGCCATTGTTCTCTCATGTTTGTAATATTATTAGCAGTGAGAATAACCCAATCATAACGAGGATCTCCATACACAGCTTCTGCTACCTGATCTGGTCTTTCATTAGCGATGATCATATAATCTTCAAATGCAGTTGCTACATTGTAAAAATCATTACGAATCTTTGCTCTCCTAAAAATATTTTTTACAGTAATATATTCCTCAGCAGAACTTCTGTCTGTAGTTCTTGAGACGTATTCTATATTTGGGAAATAAGAAAAATAACTGGCCATCTTAATAACCTATCTGTGCGTTTTGAGGTTCATTTTGTTTTATAATACTGATAGGGAACATATCTCCTCTATTGTCTTCTTTGCCTGGTATATACTCTCTACCCTCTTTAATGTCTGATGAGTAATCTGTGTTGTATATGGGTTCTAGTTCGTTAAATGATAAAGTCATTACAACAGAAATAGGCATACCCTTATCATATGCCATCCATTGGCCTTCTGGTGTATAGTTGACTGCAACGTTTGTCAATGCACATGGCTTGAATTTGTTGACTCCCATAATATCTTCTTTATCTCTGGTGAGATATCTCAATCGGAATATATTAGGAGTTCCCAAAAAGAATGAGGGCCCACCAGCCTGGCCAATACCAGTGCCAGCTGTGTCTATCTTTTTAAGTTTTCTGGGAGCAGACCATTGTTTAAACGCACGGATAATCATTCTGACATTTGCTGCTTCTAATTCATCTCTAGGACTCATCTGCCATTGAAATTCAAATGTTCTTAGAGATACTCCACTGAATAATAACTCGGTGTTTGCGTTTGCAACAACTCCTATACTTCTAGAAAGTATTTGTTCTGGGGGTATGTCATAACCCATGTTATCAGCCAACTGACTAATCTGACTTGCAAGCATATCAGCTCTACCAGCTTCCCTCTTTAATCTCTCCATCGCTATGGCATTTCTTCTAAAAAATCCACCAAAATTAAACATATCAAATGAGAAGAACGATTGAACTGCTCTTTTACTAGATGATTGAACTGCCGCCATAGATCCAGTGTTCATTGATCCTTCATCCCAATTTCTTGGGTTTTGATCCATCATATTATTAGGCATAGGAAGTTTAATACCAGCACCTAATTTCTTTCTAAAAGGAGTTGTTCTTGGTATACCAAAGCCAGGACTAGTTGTTGGAACTTTTTTCCCCTTATCGTTAGTAGTATAATTTACCTTTGTTGTTGCAAAGTCTCTTCTAAATGCTGGAGCATATGGTGGTTGATAAGAATAACATTGAATCATCATGTGATCCATATTGTCTGCCATGTCTATTGGATATCTAACTATCTTTCTAAACATTATATCAGCAGCATCATCATAGTCAGATAAACTATGTTTTCTACCAAAACCCTCCTCTTGTTTCCTGTTCCTATTTACATCATTGTAACTACCAAATATTAGAACCTCTCCTTTATTAGTTTTCGAGTTGTTATTATTTTCAGTATTCTGATAAAAATTTGATTGTTCAACACTCGAACTTTCATTCACCAATCCTGATGTTATTTCACTATTTTCTATTGCTGAACTCTCAATGTTAGTAGATTCACCATCTTGAGTGATAAATTTAGGAAGTGGCGTACCAGTAGCTTGAGAATATGCAGTTACTCCATCTTTTATGGTATTGTTGATTTTTTCTCTTTCTTCTTCGTTTAGGAAAGGGCCATATGTTATCTTACCATTTCTAGGATGTTTTGATAATTTAACTTCCATCCTATCTGTATACCATTTTCCATTCTCATATATTGGTTCAGCACCAGCCGCAACTTGACCGTTATTGTCAACAGGCATTACCTTAACTGATTGACCATCTGCACTGTAAAAAACTCTGTAACTAACTCTATTACTCTCAAAATTAGTATCTGGTAGGTCAGCACTTTCTATTGTTAAATCTCTAAGAGCATCTATCTTAGGATTTAGTTCATCATAACTAAATCCGTCCCCAAGATTGGCTCCTTCTACTATGTTTTGTTCTTCTGCCACTATTTCCTCCAGTTGAATGCTCTGTTTTTGGGATATGCTCTGCCTGATTTACTAATAAATCTTTCTGTGGGAAGTAGTGCTATACTACCCCAATCTTCATCATCAGGAACTTTATATAGAGTACCCATTCCAGAAAACAGGTATTTGTGTATGCTATTTTTAGGTACGACAGACCCGCCACCGCTATTTAGTAAGCTTTCTGCAACTGCATCACGATAATCTGGATTAATGTAATGTAAATTACATCCTAGAAACCCATCACCATCGAATCTTAGAGCCACTGCTAACGGTTGAACATCCCAAAATGGATATCTTTCTGGATATGCCACGCTATATGAGAAGAAGAATAAAGATCCTAATGTGATGCCACCAGTGTCTATTGTATCCGAATCTTCCTCTTGTAAGTTGGCTAAAGCATTTTCTAGAGCATTGGCATACCAAGCACTAGTTCTTCTACCAGCACCAGCTTGTTCTTTAATATCTTCTGCGATCATGTGAGATACCTAAATCGTCTTCTGTTAAGATTTTAAATTCATATTTTCTATCAGCACAGTATTGTTCTGCTGCTTTCCACTTTGCTTCATTTATAACCCATGTTTGAACACTGTTGGCCCACGCTTTATTTCTCTTTTTGGGATTCTTTGGTGGAGCCTTGCATTGTTTCTTGGGTTTCACTTCTATAACCACAGATCTTTTCTTTCCATTTGCATCTGTATACTTAATAAAAAAGTCTGGAAAGTATCTGTGTATTTTTCTATCTAAAGGATTTTTGTATGGTATCCAAAATTCCTCTGACTGCCATTGACTTATGTTCTCTGTCAGATCACAGTATTCCATAAACTTTTTCTCCCAAAGAGAACGATAAATGATCTGAGTGGGATCACCTTTATACTTTTTAATATGTCTTGGTTTGAATTTCCCCTTATAAGCCATAAAAACCCTTATACATAGTATGGTAAGTCATATGTTTATTTAGATGGCAGGGATAAATCACATAAAAAATTATTTCAATAAGGTAGGGCCACTTGGTGCAAGTGTTGATTTAGGGTCGGCAGATATAAAGAACCCTGCTGATTTGCAGAACTTTCAACAGGCACTAGGAGCTCCTTCTCTATCTAATTATTTTAAAGTGTCTATGGATTTAGCTCCTTCTAATCCTCCACCAAGAACACAGTTTCCGATAGATGGTGGTGGATTAACGTTATCTCAAATACAAACAGCCTCTAAGAATCAACTTGTGGCCAAAACTTTAGATGATTGGTTGACAAGTTGTGGAGTTTTTAGAGATACAGATAAACATAGAAGATTTGAATTACTAGCAACAGATGCTACCCTGCCTGGAACAAGTATGTCTGTTGTACAAGAAGTTGGTAGTAGACAGGGAATACGAGAAAGATTTGCGACACAAAGACAATATACTGATATCTCTATTGGATTTTATGTAACAAGTGATTATAAATCTCTTAGATTATTCCAAGAATGGATTAACTATATGAATCCTCTTTTCACAGGCAATGATGGACAACCTTTCCCTACAGGAGCTCCAGGCGGATATCCTACATCAGGAGCATTAAATGGATTTCATAGATTTAGATATCCTAATCAATATAAGAGAGATATCCAAATTACTAAATTTGAAAGAGACATGCATCTAAAACCTTATGAAAGAACAAAAAACAGATACTCCTCAAATTTAGGGCCCTCTTACACAGATATTGGTATTGGTGGTAAAGATGTATTTGAGGGATTTAATAAAGTATTTCCTCCGAGTGAAGAACCAACCATATACGATTTTGGTGGGCCCGAAGCTACACCCGATGTCATAAGTTATAACTTTATAAATGCATTTCCAATAGCAATACAGGATATTCCATTGAATTATGGAAATGGTCAAGTATTACAAGTCCAAGTTGATTTTTCATATGACAGATACTATGTTGTACAGACTGATGACCTTGAACAAATGGCTGAAGAAAAGAAAATAGATCCAGCCAATAAATCAGCTCTCGGCTGACCCTCTAAATAATAACGAATAATTACTTATTATGCCCTTACCTAAAATTACGACGGCTGAGTATGAGTTGACATTGCCATCAAATGGAAAAACTGTAAAGTATAGACCATTTTTGGTGAGAGAAGAAAAAATTCTCATACTAGCACTTGAATCGCAAGATCAAAAACAAATTACTAATGCTGTAAAACAGGTTCTTAAAGAATGTGTTATAACCAAAGGCATCAAGATTGATACTCTACCGAGTTTTGACATTGAATACTTATTTTTAAATATTCGTGCCAAATCTGTAGGTGAGACTATTGAACTTGTTGTTACATGTGGTGATGATGGCAAAACAGAAGTTCCTGTAACTGTGAACATTGATGATATAAAAGTTATGAAATCCGAAGATCACTCGCCTGATGTAGAATTATCAGATGGGTACACTGTGAAAATGAAATATCCATCATTGAGTCAGTTTATAGAAACTAACTTCACAGATGATGAACAGGATCAGGTTGAAAAATCATTTAATGTTGTGGCTTCATCCATTGATATGGTTTATAATGATAAAGAGATGTTTTCAGCATCTGAATGTACTAAAAAAGAACTTAAAGAATGGGTCGAATCATTGACATCAGAACATTTTCAAAAAATTGAAAAGTTTTTTGAGACTATGCCTAAGTTACAACATACTTTAAAAGTAATAAATCCCAACACTAAGAAAGAAAATACTGTGGTACTAGAGGGGCTAACGGATTTTTTCGTCTAAGTATGTCTCATGTTGATCTTGAGACATACTTCCGAATCAATTTCGCTCTCATGCAGTACCATAAATACTCTCTAACAGAAATTGAGAATATGCCTCCTTGGGAGAGAGACATTTATGTTGGACTACTTAAATTACACATTGAAGAAGAACAACTAAAACAAAGAGCTAGAGAAGCAAAAGCAAACAATGGCTAAAGTAAAATCTGGATTACTAAACATAGGCAAGAAGGCTACAAAAGGTAATAGTCTTGTTAGAAGAACTAATGCCTTTATAGGAAGAAAGATTGGTAGAAAAGGAAGGACTATAGCAAAGAAGTTTGCAGATATCAATAAGACAACTGCAAAAGGAAAGAATAATTTATTAAATGTTCCTAAACAGTTGGAACTACCATTAAATGCAGATACGCCTATCAAAAAGCCATCTATTGCTAGAATGGCTAGGAATGAGGTAAAATCATTCATCTCAGGTGCTGCGGATAAGATAGAACAACAGGTAGAATCATTTGATCCTAAAAAGTTTTTAAGTAAGATATTTGATGGTGGATTAAGCAAACTTACTGATTTTGGAAATTCTTTGGATAGGATGGCCAATTCTGGTCAACTAGAATTTCTTGAAAGAGCAAATAGATTAGCAACAGAGTTTGTTGAAAAATTGGCCAGTGGCAAGGGTGGCGGAGGTTTTCTGAGAGTAGTAGGTAATATATTAAAGATTGCAGCTGGTATTGGTGTGGCTGCATTGGCGGCACCATTTGTTGGCCCAGTTCTAGGTGCAGTCGCTACAGTTGGTGCGATCACTGGTGGAGTAGTTCTTGCTGCAAAAGGAATATCTGACTTTGTTACTGGAAAGGGTTTATTTAAAGACAGAAAAGAAAAAGTAAAGAAAAAGAAAGAGGAAGATAAGTTTGCAAAGATAAATGCTCTTCTTGAGAAGAACCTTGATACTATTGCAGCTGCAGCAGCAAAGAAACAAATAATTAAGGAAGAGGAACAGAAGTTAGAAGGAACATCCACTATTGATTCACAGGAAAATGTGATGGGCGGTGAAACTCTTTCTGATGCCACCATATCTGTTACTGACGATGGTAAGTTAGTCATAGAAAGAAAAAGTTTATCATCAGATAATAAAACAATCATCAGAACAAAAGAAGATTATGAAAAACTTTTAGAAAAAAAGAAGGAGCAGTACAAAGGGTATGAAGAGTCTGGTGACAATAAAAGAATGGCGGGAACACAGAGGTATATCAAATATTATGAAAAAGTAATTGCATTAATGGAGGAACAGGGTTTAAAAGCGTTAAGAATTAATGTAAAGGGTGCTAAAGATGGAACAGATGGAAAAGATGGCGAAAAGGGTGTTAGAGGTGGCCTAGGTTTGTCTGGATCTAATTTAGAATCCTCATCTAGAAATATAAACGAGAAATCCCAAGAATTTGCTTTCAATCCAATGATGCAGATTAAGAACGTAGTTAACAATGTTAAAGAATTCTTAGGATTAGGAAAACCAACTGAAGCAGCGCAAAAACCAAATGTGCCTGGCTCAGGTTTTTCAGAGTTAGAGGTAGATCCATCTAAGATAGAAGCCTCCACTGAAGAATCCGATTTAAGATATGAGTCTTCAAAAGATATATCCAAACAACCAAATAAACGTGGATCAGACTTTGGATCTGGGGCTCCACCTAGTGTGATTGATATGTCTAGAGAACAAGGAGGAACAGAAACTAGTCAAGAGAGGCCTAGTGTTCCTACTATGTCTAAAACTGGAAACAAAGTTCCTATACTTGTTCCTATAGACATCACAAACATACATATACCTTACACAAAATCTGTGTTCAACATTGTGGATACTAATTAATGGCTAAAATAACAACGTCAGGTGGTAAACTCACTGTAGCTGAATTAGACCTTCAAAATAAGGCTACGAAGGCGGTTGATGGTGCCGAGTCAAAAATTTCAAGATTCACGAGACTTTTTGATCGTACCACAAGAAAGAATGATATACCATCAGAATCTACAATTAAAAAAGCAGAAGAGTTTGTCTCTAAAAGAGTTGGTAAAGGAAAGAAAAACAACGAACTACCAGGCGTATTCAGCACCCTTTTCATGTTGCCATTTCTTCTTGGTAGAGGATCTAAAACCAATGAAGTAGATCCAGAAACAGAACTAAGGCAAGTATACGGTGGTGATGATGAATTAATGAAGGAAAAGTTAGACGAGGAGAAGAAACAAAGAGATGAAGGTAAAGAGGTGATTGATAAACAGGTGGATGAAGATAATAAAGTTAGTACAGAAAAGAAAGTTGATGTTGACAAGATAAAAGAACCAGAACAAGATCAAAAGGAAACAGATGATAAGAAGTCTGAGGTAGAGGCGAAGAAAGATAATTTGGATGCTAAAGAATTAGAGGAAGGTGAAAAGACAGAAGATAAAGAGAAGAGAGAGGAGGAGGAAGAGAAAAAAGAAAAGAAAAAGAAAAAACCCAAGGCCATGGGAATAGACAGATTGACGGAGTTGATAGAGAGATTCACTAAATTAGTGGAGTCTGGAACTCCTATGGCTGGTGTTGGTAAAAAATCATCAAAAAAATTGTTTGGTGTGGATGTCAGTAGGGGTGGCATAGTTGGTGTTTTGAGTAGAGGTCTGGTTAATGCATTTACGCCCCCAGCAGCTGCTGCGGACATGTCTCAAACATTTAGTTTGGGTGGAGTTAAAACAGTATCATTAACTGATAGTACAACTAATAATGAAACTGAAACTTTCACTGAAGTACAACCACAAGAAAATATCATGGGGCAAGCAGTGGAGAAACCTTTGGAGTATGATCAAAATCTTCCAATAGAAGAGAGAAAGAAAATTATATATGATATGGCTGTGAAGTCAGGAGCTAAGTACCCAGAGGCAGTTGTTGCTCAGTATCAATTAGAAACTACCTCTGGTGAGAACAATATTGGAACAAATAATTTCTTCAACTTAAAAGCAGTAGAGGGAATGGATTCTACAGAGGCAGTAGTAGATGAATATGAAAAAGATGGCAAAAAATATCAAGAGAAGGCTAATTTCATCAACTTTAAAAATGCTCAGGAGGCAGTTGACTATTTGGTAAAAGTATGGTATAAAGATTATAAAGGATATACTGGTGTAGAGACAAATGCCGAATCTGCTGAAGACGTAGCAAGAAACCTAGAAAAAGAAGGATTTGCAACAGATAAAGACGAGGTAACGGGCAAACCAGTATATGCTGATAAGTTAATTAAAATATTGTCTGAAAATAAACCACTTGTAGAAAAAATTAAAGATGGTGGATCTTTGTTGATGTCATCTATGAAAAATTTAATGATGAAAGATGAAATAGAAGATATTGAAGATTACTCATCAACTGATATTGAAACTGACATGGGAAATACTATCGTTATTTTGAAAGCTCCTGCTAAGAGAAATAGCATGTTACCACTATCAACACCCCCACCATCTGCAAGTGGAGGTGGTGACGGTTTTGGTGGTGGCCGTACTAATCCAAATGACTCATTGACTATGCTTACAGTACAAGCTTTAGGAGGTTCATAATGTCAACTCTTAACAAAGTAAACATAAAACAATGTTTAATTCATCCTACTGATGTAAAGTCATTTTTAAAAGATAACCCTGATGGTATAACAGGTAGAGGGGATTCAAATATTGATAAAGGTAACTTGGAAGACGAACCAGATGATAAAGATAAGTTTCCTGATTTAGCTGTATCAAAATCAATAACTCACATTGATTATTTTGAGGACATTCTCTCTCCAGCAGTCACATGTTACGTTCATGTTTCAGATACTAACAACCTTATTGCTAAGATGCCTATTAGGGGATATGAAAGAGTAGACCTTGAGGTAATATTGTCTGAACAAGATTCTTTTTCTTTTAATGAAAACAATACTCCATTCTTTGTGATGGGTATTGAAAATATACAAAGAACAGAGAGCCAAGAAACTTTCACTTTAGTTCTTAGTACAGTTGGTAACTTAAGAAATGAAGTATCGAGATGTATCAAGAAATATCAAAGAGCTTCAATCACTTCTCACATCGAAGAAATATTGTTAGATACTTTAAAGATAGATCAGGAAAGAATAGAATTAGACAATAGTGCAACCCAGTATACCTTCATGGGAAATAATAGAAAACCATTCTTTACAATAGTTGGATTAGCTCCTAAGGCACAACCAATAAAAGAAGGGAAAGCAAGTGGTACATCTGGATTTGTATTCTTTGAAGATTATGGTGGATATAAATTCAAATCAATTGACAGTTTGATAAAGGCAGCAGATGATGAAGTGCAGTATCTCAATGATCCGAAAAATAAACCTAGAGTACCCGAATTCACATACACTACGGCTATTGGTAGAGATACTGAACCAGAAAATAATTTTAAGATCATAGACCATTACATTGAGAAAACTGTAAATATACAGAAAAATTTAAGAGTTGGTCTTTACAGTAACTTGACAACTACCGTAAATCCGTTAAACTGGAAGGTAGAGAACAATACATTTAAGTTGAAAGATCAGGTCAATGGATCTGACGGAACGAGTACTATGGGAGTAGAGACTCCTATTCCTACATCTGACGTTTTTGGTGACGAACCATCAAGACGTTTGGTTAGGATAACCGATCATGGTATGATTGATAAGGATCTTAAAAAAGATGATGATGGTGAAGCATTGACATCTGGCAGAGATCCTCAAGACATGGCAAAATCCTTCTCTCGGTATTCGTTGCTCTTCCAACAGTCGCTAAATATAACTATACCATGTAATAATGAAATACGAGTTGGTCAAGTCGTGAAGGTAGTTTTACCTGACGTAGGCCCTTCCGAACAGGGTGACGGTGGTAAAGACCAGAAACAGGCTGATCAAGAGTTAAGCGGTATCTACTTAGTGAGAGCTATGAGACACCACTTTGAATTAGGTGACGGTAAAAATGTAACGTCTTTAAATCTCGTCAGAGATTCTTACGGACTCAATTAGGAGAAACTATGGAAAGTATAGAAAAACACATCGAAAAAGATAGGAAAATCGCAGAAGATCCTCTAGCAAGCCCTGCAGCACGCAGACACGCTAAAGTAGAACTAGAGGAATTAGAAACATATGCAGATCATCATAAAGAGGAGATCGAAGCAGGGGATCATCATGACCCTAATGCACTAGAACTTTTCTGTGATATGCATCCAGACGAACCAGAATGCTTGGTTTATGACGACTAATGTTAGAGAGTTCTTTACTAAAGACCAACTTTGTTGGAAGGGACGGCTTTGTCTGGTGGATAGGCAGAGTTGCTCCTAAAGAGGTTTGGCGTGACGAAGCCACCGACGACGAAGAAGGTTGGGCATATAGATGTAAAGTAAGAATAATTGGTTATCATACATTTGATGACACTGAGGCAGGAATAGTAGATGAAGATTTGCCTTGGGCTCATGTTCTGGTTGATGCCTCTAAAGGAGCTGGTCAGGGTGCTTTAGGTTCCAGTAGCATGATGCTTGGTGGAGAAACTGTGTTCGGATTCTTCTTAGATGGAGAGGACGGACAACAACCAGTTATCTTCGGTGCATTGGCAAGGTCTATAAAACCTACTGAACCATATGGCCCTAAAAACAATGATTACTCAGAACTAGGCATATTTGGTGCTAGAGATGCCACTGGTGAAACTACGAGGAAAGTTAGTGATAACAACATATCATCAACACCAAAAAATAATGCTGATAATAAGGTAGGCCAATCCACTGAGCTCAATCCAAATGACTTTGAGGGAGTTTTTAGTTCTGGAAGTAATGTAGATCAACATGCTCCTAAAGGACTTGGCCCCCATACTTTTAGTAATGCGTGTGAGAATGATGCTATCAGTGACGTAACTCACGCTATAGGTAGTTTCCTTACAACAATAAATGGCCTGACAGAGTTTGCTGGTGAGTATATCGACACTGCAAGAAATACCTTAGTGGACATCCAGCAATTGCTTGGAAAAGTTGTTAGGATAGTAAATGGTGCAATAAAGAAAATTATAAAATTAATTAGAGATAAGGTTATGAAGTTTTTGGGCAAGAGGTTCCAAGACTTCATAGCGTTTCTTGTTCCAGAGCCACAGCAAAGTCCTATTGGTAAGGCATTTGAGAGAATAATGGATATAATTTTCTGTATTTTTGATAAACTTGGATTTAGTCTCAAAGATATGCTCATGGATCTCTTCAAGGACATGGTGGGAAAAGCTTTAAATCCTACTGTATGTGCTATCGAACAGACTGTTGCTGCAATTATGGGATCAGTTAATGACTCTATTAATGGGTTACTAAAACCAATAATGGGTGGTTTAGATTGGTTGATGGGAGCGTTAAGTGGAATTGGTGGCTTATTATCAAAGGTGAGTACTTATGTTGATATGTTATTAGGTTTCTTGGCTTGTGATACTCTACAATGTAAGGAATATGAAGATTATCTTCAAGGAGAGGGAGGATTTAAGAAACCACCTAGAAGTTGGCTGAATATCTTAAATGCGACAGAGAAGATGAATAAACCAGTCAAAATTGACCCATCAAATAAAGCTGTGTTTGATACTTTCTCTGATGGACAAATCAATAGTGTATTAGAAACTGACACAGGACAGGTATCTGTTGCTGGTGGTGGAGTTAAAGTGACCGATGATCTTAAAACTCAACTAAAAGCTTATGTAAAAAATCAAGACAGTGATAGGAAGAAAAACTGGAGAGCAAATAACATATTTGCAACTCTCAATGAGTTAGCTTTGGAAGACGATCCAATAAACTATGGTGACAGATTCTCTCTACTCAGTATATTAGGTAATGATGTAGCTGATTTCTTTGATTGTAATCAGAAAACTCAAAATCCACAGAACCAAGATGATTTAGGTAGAGGAGTTCCGCCTGGGTTTACATGGAAAGATTGTATACCTCCAAAGGTAGAGGTTGGTGGAGACGGCACAAAAACAGCATTCTTATTCCCCATTGTATCCTCAATAGACGGAAGTATTTTGACACTAGAGATACTAGAGCCAGGATTTGGATATAGTGTTCCTCCACAGATAACAATTATTGATAAGACTCGACATGGTGGCGGTGCTCAAGCAGAGGCAATTATAGATGCAGATGGAAAGATTGTTGATATTTACATGATGTCAAATGGTGGTGGATATTGCCCATCAACTAACGTAGTTCCACCTAAGTACCCTGTCACAGAAGGGCCTGGCATCGGTATTACTGGTGGATACGGTGATGATGGAACTAATTTAGATACCATAGCCCCATACATTACATTCACCACTCCATCTGATGATGCAGTTGGTGTTGAAACTGCCGCATCCCTTTCACTCACTTTTAATGAACCGATTGTAAAAGGTGAGGGAGAAGTCGTTATTACAGAATCAATTAATAATATTGTTCATGAAAGAATAAATGTTAATGATAAATCAATAACATATCTTTCGGATAGAATCATAAAAGTTGATCCAAAAAATGATCTAAGACCTAATACTGAATACTTCATATCAATGTCGGAAGGTTCATTTAAAGACTTGAATGATAATGCTTTTGCTGGTATAGCGAAAACTGATACTTATAACTTTACTACCAGAGGTGTTTCTGGAATAGGTAGTCAAGCAGTTGGTATTGTTACCAACCTAAGACCTGTCAAGCCTGGACTAGGATATGAACCTGGCGATTATGGTATGGTGGGACAATGTAAATTTGATTTCTTACTAACCCCTGCTGGTTCAATCGCTGGAGTTCAAAATATAAACTGTTTGGATAAACATAATGTCAGCCCAGAAGTAAAGATAGTTACAAAAACAGGATTGGGAGCAAAACTTATTCCAATTATTTCATTCAGTCCAGACTATGTTGCAGATATTGGGGAAAGACCTACCTCTGGAATGCTTGTAGTTAATGTTGTGGATTGTGTATACAGTTTACCTAAAACACAAATTGGTTGGGTAAATGGAAATCCCTATTATGGTGACTTCCACGTTCACCCAACAACAGGCACTAAAATGGTAGGAGCGGTTCATGTAAACACTTACCATGCCACAATATATAATACAAAAGAAGAAAGTCTTGGACAGGCAGCTCCAGTGACTTATACTGAGGCAGAATTATCTGCCATAGAACAATCTACATTACCACAGACAAATGTTTCCGACACCACTACAACGAGTCAGTCTAACACAAGTGATACAACTTCAACTCAGCAAATACCTCAACAACCTAACACTACTGATACTACTAACAATACTGATAACACTGGGTCTACTGGATCAAGTGGGAGCGGAGGATCCAGCGGTGGCGGTGGCTATGGAGGAGGATACTAGTGGCTAATAAAGACGTACAAACACCCACCACCAAAAAGTTCTTTGAAAACAAGCCAGGGTTCAGAGTAACTTCTGGTGTCAAATTGGTTGATGGTGAACTAAAAGAATTTATTACTGACTATACTGTATATACAGACGAGTATCAAGGTATAGGATGGTATAAAAATGGATTACAAAGATTAGTAGTAAATGGATGTTCATATGAAACAGTAGGTGTTGGCCAACAACAGAAACAAGATCAACCAGCTAAAATTATTGCAGCTGCAACTGGAAATATTGTTATAGAAGCTCAGGACGGAGATATATTACTTAAAGGTAGAAACATAAGATTTGATGCGGAAGATGAATTAACCCTCAGATCCACTGGTATTATGAATTTGGAGGCCTCAACTTTGCATTGTAAGGCAACAAATACTAATATTTTGGTCAGTCAAAAATTAACAATGGGAGGACAATTTGTAAAAACTATGGGTGGAGCATCAAATGAGTCTGGAACGAAGGCTGATTCAAAGAAAGGATCTTTCCTCGGAAGGATCTTTGGATTCGGTGACAACCCTCTAAATTAAAACTATGCCTGCATCTTGTTCGATATCTATGGTTGGCGACAAGGAAGTCGTTGGAGCATTAGACTGCTCATTTTTAGGCCCTGCTGTACCAATTATTCCAGGCACATGTGTTTTTAATGGCCCTACTTTCATGGGTTTATGTAAACCAGTTCCTACCGCTGGAGTCATGATTGGCCCACCAATGAATGTTCCTACACCAGCAAGTTTGGAGGTGACAGGAATAGCTAATTACTTCGGTGTCTTAAATGTTATTGCAGTAAGTAATTTTACAGGATTGTGTACAAAGAATGGACTCACAGTAAGAAACTCAGCAAGTATTACCAATGGTGTTAATAATAAAAACGGACTTAACGTAGGAAACGCCCCATCAACATTCAATGGACTTGTAACTGTACAGGGTAAACTGTTAGTCACAGGTGTTATATCATGTGCCAGAATAATTTCTCCTTGGTTATCTGCTCAATTAGCACAAGGTAGAGCATTACCTGGCAAATCATTCGATATAGTTCATCCTACAAAAGGTAAAGGACATAGACTTAGATATGGATGTTTAGAAGGCCCAGAGTTGGGTGTATATGTAAGGGGAGTTCTACAAGGCACAAATGAAATTGAATTACCTGATTACTGGAAAGATCTTGTAGATGAGGATAGTATTACAGTTCAGTTAACACCTATTGGATCTCATCAAAGTTTATGTTATGCTGTTGCTAAAATGAAAGAT